TGGCCAGCTCTTCCCTCACGTTGCCACCGGTCGCTCCCACTGTGGAGAGGATCCGGCGCAGGGCCGTGCCCGCTGTGCTGCCCTTGATCCCGTTATTCGCCAGCTGGGCCAGCATGGCGGTGGCCTCCTCCAGGGAGACTCCCGCAGCTGCAGCCACTGGGGCGACAAACTTCATCGAGTCCCGGAAGCTGTCCAGGTCGAGAGCGGACGAGCTGAAGCTGCTCGCCATCACATCGGTGACCCGGCCCATCTGGGACGCATCAAGCTGGAAGGCCCGCAAGGTGGAGCCCGCCACCTCGGCCGAGCTGGCCAGGTCGCTGCCTGTAGCCTGGGCCAAGTTCAGGGTGCCCCTGGTCACCTTCGTGATCTCCGACGCACTGAAGCCCAGCTTGCTGAACTCCAGCTGCAGGGCGGACACCTCGGATGCCGTGAAGCGGGTCGTGCTGCCCAGCTCGCGGGCGTTGGTCTCCAGGGCCTTGAACTCCGAGCCCGTAGCACCGGAGACGGCCTTCACCTTGGCCATGCTCGCCTCGAAGTCGGCCGCCACCTTGAAGGACGAGGCCGCGATCAGCCCCAGGGGAGCGGTCACCGATCGGGTGAGACGCTGCCCGCTGCGCTGCATGGATCGACCCGTGCGACGCATCGACCGCTGGGCCTTCTGCAGGCCATTCTCGAAGCCGTCGGCGTTTAGGTCGAGGAGGACGGAGAGGAGAGACTGGCGGGCCATTGCTTGAGGTGTTCTATCTGCTCTTCAGTGGGTAGGGTCGTGTGTTGCTCTTGGCGGTCGTAGGGGTGGAAGTCCTGGGCGGTGTAGCTGCGCCCCTTCCTTCCGCTGTGGATGTTGGCGGTCAAGGCCATGATCGCTGCGGTGCGATCCCAGGCCCGCCGGTCGTTCTGTGTCTGGCCCCTGGCCCAGGCGGAGAACTCCCCCAGGGTCATGCTCCAGAAGTCTGCAGGAAGCAGCCCCAGCTCAAGCCCTTGCTGGTAGAGCTCGGCCCAGGTGGTGATGGCAGCCTCCCGGTCTACTTTCCCGGCTCAGGATCGGCAAGGCCCATCGCCTCCCCGATCGTCTCGGCGTAGTCGGTGATCGCTTCAGGATCGGCAAGCAGCAGGGCTGCGAACCGCTCGAAGCTCATCTGCGGGGCGGGCTGGTCCTTGTACAGGGCCCAGTTCCGCACCCCGGCCCACATGACCTGGGGAACGAACTCCAGCGCGTTGCGGCTGGCCAGGGTGTCCAGGTCGCCCAGCTCCAGGTTGAGATCCTGGCACAGGATTCGGAAGGCGTTCATGTTCAGCAAGGCGGGCAGGGTCTCTTCCCCTGCCCGCACCTGCACTTCTCCTCGGAGGCTATTCATCAAGCGACGGTGCCTTCAGTGATCGCTCCGGTGCTCTCCAGGGTGATGGAGAAGGTGGCGATCTCATTCACCGCTGCCTGCTCCTCGAACGAGGTCACCACGCATTGGAAGTAGACCTCCTTGTCGCCGGCCACCCCGCTGCTGAACTTGGCCAAGTAGTTGGTGTCGTCTGATCCGCCCAGCACCACGGTGCGCAAGTCCTCGCTGCCGTATGTGTCGTCGTACTTGACGAAGCCCTCGGCGGAGATCGTGGCGGTCTGCTGCGAGTAGAGCAGCTCCCTGCGGCCGCTGTTGGCCTTGGTCGTCACGTCGTAGGTGTCGTTGGAGATCGAGAGGCTCGCGCTGGTTGCGCTGCCCACCAGGGTGTAGTTGGTGCCCCCGTCGGTCGAGATGTAGAGCCCCAGAAGGTTGCCCTTTACGTTGCCGGTAGTTGCCATTGTTTAGTCGTTGTCGTTGTTGGGTTCAGGTGCCGGTTCCTCCTCGATCATGGCGGTGTCCACCACGATGTCCTCCTCGGGGGTGTAGTCGGGATTGGACAGGTCGAGTGCCCAGCCTTTCTGGCACCATTGCTCGCCAACTTCCCGGGCCACCAGCATGATGGTGCCGGGCTTGGCCTTGGTCGTCTTGTTCTCTTTGAGGATCTCCAGCTTCATGCCGGCGAATCTGCCCCGGCCACCTCATCGAGGTGGTAAACCCTGGCAACTCTCTGCGCTTGCTAACTTGCCGCCATGCTCAAGCACTACTTGCTCCTGGCTGCCTTGCTTCCGCTTGCTGCAGCCTCTGCCCAAGACATCCCGAAAGTCTGCGCCAAGAAGATGAAGCGCACCGTGGACATTGAAGGCGTGACGACAATCCACACGAAACTGAAGGACACCCGCTTCGCATTGGTCTGGAAGACGATCAAGCAAGGAGAAGAGACCACTTCGCTGTTGCTCGAAACTCGACACCCGAGCAGGGACTACGACGACAGCGGAGCACTCGTGCTTCTTGAAGATGGCACCCGCCTGGAATTTGAGACGGGCCCGGTTTGGCGGGGAACGATGTCCTACGGAAGTTGGGAGTATTCAGCCTTCTGCGAATTAACGGACGAGCAGATCGAGATCCTCGCCAGCTCACCGATCAAGCAATTCCGCTTGGGCCCGAGTTTTGATGGCTACCCAACACCCGCCAACGCCACCCTGGTGCAGCAGCAGATGGGCTGCATCAATCTGATGCACTGATCAACGCCGCAGGTGCACCCGTGTTCTCGCTCACGACAGCAAACTGCAGTTGACACCGCTCCAGAATCTTCCGAAATTGGAGCATGCAACGACTACTGCTTGCCCTGCTGCTGTGCCCCCTCACAGTAGCTGCTCAATCCACCTTGAACGACCTCGACGGCGATGGCTGCGTGGGTGCAACCGACATCCTGATCATCCTCGGCCAGTACGGTGAATGCAACGACACCACAACCGCCTTTGCTTGTGGCGACTCGGTGCTCTTCGACAACTACTGGTACGAGACCGTACTGATCGGTGACCAGTGTTGGTTTGCAGAAAACCTGCGCACGACGGTTTACGAAAACGGTGACCTGATTCCGGCAGGGCTGACCGGTGGGGAGTGGGTCTCAACTACGACTGGAGCGTCTTCCGTCTACGGTGAAACTGGAATCTGCGATACTGGCCCCTGTGACCCCGAGCAATCCTTAGCGGCTTTTGGCCGCTTGTACAACTGGTACGCTGTGGATGATACGCGGAACCTGTGTCCAACGGGTTGGCACGTGCCGACCTCTGGAGAGTGGGCGGGATTGCAGGACTACATTACCTCCCAAGGATTTGCTGGCACGGAAGGGACAGCGTTAAAAGCCGATTTTGGGTGGATTAATGCTGATGTCGGAGGGCCAGGAAACGGGACAGACAACTTTGGATTCACAGGACTGCCGGGCGGAGCGCGTTATCCCGACCAAAACGGCTTCTTTGGAGAAATCGACTTGGTGGGATATTGGTGGGACAGTACGCCAGGATTGGGCAGCAGCTCCAATGCAATCATGTTGACAGGGTTTTTTGAAACAGTCCTTAATGGTGGTAGTAGCAGAAATTTTGGATTTTCCGTTCGCTGCATCCAGGACTGATCAACGCCTCAGGTGCACCCGGTACTCGCTCACGACGGTGTAGATGTCGTCGGGCGGGTAGTGGCTCATGTTCATGCCCTCCAGGCGGATGGCCAAGAAGGTGCTGTCGCCCTGGGTGCCGGTGTAATTGTCAATGACGTTCCGCACGGTGTCGGCCACCCTGAAGGCATTCACCGCGCTGCGGCCGTAGCTGATCACGTCCACGTCGATGAAGTCGTCCCTGGACACGTCGGTCTTGGTGTCGGTCGGTTCCAGGTCGGTGATGATCACCGAGATGGCCGGCAGGTCTGCGTCCTGGTCCTGGTGGACCGGGTAGATCCTGGTGCCCACATAGGCGGTGATCGAGTTGTCCGCCAGCATCAAGTCGATGAGGTTCCCGATCATGTTCCCAGGTGTTGCTTGAGGATGTCGTCGAAGCCCTTCAGCAGCTTGTCCCGCATCTTCTTGGTGGCCTTGTCCACCTTGTTGTCGAAGGCCTTCCGGATGAATGGCTGCGCCCTGGCTCCTGGGTGCTGGATCTCTCGGGTCACTACCGTGTCCGCTGTGCCGAAGATTCGGAAGGGCTTCTTCCTGGTGCGCCTGGTCCCCGCCTTGGTTCCCAGCTCGACCAGGTGGGCGTAGCGTCCACCAGCACGGCCGCCTTCAGCTGAAGGGCCGATCCGCACCCTCGCGTGCACCTTACCGGTGCCGCTGGCTGCGTTCACGATGTTGTACACTTTCACCACGATGCTGTCCTTCAGCGTGCCGGTCTTCTTCGGTGCCAGGTTGCGCATCTCGGTGGCGATCGGGCGACCGGCAGCTCGCAGCCCCTGGTCGAAGAGCTTCTTCAGCTTGTCCGGATCCAGGGCAGCCAAGGCTTGGATGTGCTTCTCGAAGTCCTTCGGGTCGATCTGGAAGGTGCTCGTGCTTCTGAATTGAGAGGTGCGGGCCATTTAGTCGTTGTCTCGTGCTTCGGCGATGATCCGCAGCCCCTCTTGGCGGCCGATCTCCGAGAAGCTGGTGATGTAGTAGGGCTCGGTGCCGTCCAGGATCCGGTAGGACGTGCTGAAGTTGTTCAGGTAGCGGATGGTGAACTGCTTCCTGCGTACGGTCACCCGCTGGTCCTCTTCCTCCTTCTCGCTCGCGGACAAGTCCTTCACATGGGCCCACACCTTGCTGATCAGGGCCCAGGTCAGCACCGGCT